AGAATTAATCCTTCCACAACATTTTCACGCGCGAGTGCTTTATTCAAATCAAATTGAATTATATTCTGCTTGCATTCTCTAATATGAGTAATATAAGCGTCACAAGCTTCGCGCCAACCAAATACTTTTGGGAAACGACCGTTGTCTAACAAAATCATATTTATTGCATACCAGTTTTCAAGACTAGTATCTTTATATAATTTTGCTATCATTTTCTTTGGATTTGCTCCTTTAGATAGATAAATACGAATATCAGCTGTTTTCTTTGTATGGTCAACTACTCGTTCTATTCCATAATTTTCATTTTCATTTGTAAGTGCGGCTAGCTGGTCTATAACTGTATTAGTAAAAACGCCGTAGGGAAGTTCAGTAGCCTGAATCATATTTTGGTCTGGAAAATATTCTAACTTCGCCTTTAAACGAATAGATTCTCCCTTACCATTTTTTAAACTTTCTTTTACAGCTTTAGCATTAGTAATTGTTCCACCAGTTGCGAAATCAGGAGCACAATAAATTTCATCAAAACCAACATTAGGATCTTGAATAATTTTTATTAGAGCTTCGTTAACTTCTTTTAAATTAAACTGCGGAACAGAAGTCGCCATAGCTACAGCAATACCAGAACAACCATTCACAATATTCCAATAACCAACAGAAGGAAATACAGAAGGAATCATTTCTGTATCATCATAATTAGAATACCATTGCTCTCCAATAGCATTTTTCTTTAGACCAGCAAAGAAGTAATCCGCCATTTCACCCGCACGCATTTCAACATAACGCGCGGCCGCGTGACTATCAGGAGAAGATGGATTACCAAAGCTACCTTGAACATCCTCAATAGGATAACGATAAGACCAAGGTCTTGCCGCACGAATGAAAGTGTCATACATAGCAACATCACCATGAACATAACTTTGATTCATGGCTGCTGCTACGGACTTCTGTGCTTTTTGCATCTTGTCTTTATGAGTTAGTTTATTTGTGAATTGAGCATACAATCCTTGACGCAAACCAATTTTGAGCATATCCCGAACATCGGGAATGGCACGTTCTTGCGCCACGGATGCTCCGTAGGTCAAGAAAGCATTTTCAATTTGTTTTTGAAAGTCAGTTTCGTAAATCAAATTGTTTTTCACTTCCTTTTCTTCTTCTTTATTATATTATAACATAGTTTTCTATAAAAGTCAATTGTTGGGCGGATGAACTAAATATTTATTACTCATTATGTCTTCTATAGTAAGAGTGCTTAAAGCCCAATAAGGAATTCGTTTAAGAGGAATATTATGCGAGAAACAATAAGCATTTTTAAATTCATCTCGTTCTTTTGTTTTTAAAAAATTTTCTTCTGTATCCCATCCAGATTTTTTAGAAAAAAAGTGTTGTTGACCATCAAACTCTAATAAAAAATTATTATTAATATAAAAGTCAAAATAAGCTAAATAACCAGTATCTAAAAATCTACAATCATTAAAAGTCTTTTGTGTTACAAAAAATATTTTGTTATTATTTAATAATTGTTTTATCTTTGCTTCTCCTTTAGAATTTATACAGCCACAACTAATTACATGACCTCCTATTAAATTTGCAACTGTAGCTTCGTGATAATTACCACAATCACATTTACAAAGGTATACTCTATCATGTCTTTCATTGGTTCGTAAATATTTTATTACAGTTAATTGACCAAATTTTTGTCCTTCAATTTCTTTCCTATTATTTAAAGAAGCCTGTTCTTTCTGTACGCAACCACAACTTGTTACTTGATTTGATACTAAATTTGTAGATGTAGTATAAATAATATTGCCACAATCGCATTTACATTGCCATAACCGTCTGCTCTGCTTAGTAGCTGTTTTATTAGTTAATTTTATTACTTTTAATTTATTAAATTTTTTTCCAGTTAAATCTTCTCCCTTAAATTGTCTATTTTCTTTTACGAAGCAACCACACGATTTAATGCTACCATTTCTTAAAGCCGTTCCTATTTTAGTACATATATTACCACATTCACAAATACATTTCCAATAAGCAAAATTATTAGAAGGTTTTAAATTATGTTCTTTTTTATAATTTTTATCTTCTTCTATAACAGTTAATCGACTATCTGGTACTCCATGTTCTTTCATAACCCAACCTGTCATATCTATTTTTTTAGCCATAATAACCTCAACTATTCAAAATACTAAAGTCAACATTCTCAAATAGAAACTCACGCCGTGGGTCAACATCATTTCCCATAAGCATTTGTAAACTTTCAGCCGCGGCTTCTGCATCATGAACGGTTAAGACTTCAAGATGTCGCTCAGTTGGATGAAGCATAGATGCTTCCATATCGTCTGCTGTCATTTCACCAAGTCCCTTATTACGACCTTGCTCCCAAGTAGGATACTTTTTACGAAGTTCTACAAGTTCAGCGTCGTTATAGGCGAATACTCTCTTATCGCCTTTGCTTAAACGATATAGTGGGGCTCTTAACCAGCAAAGTCTACCCTCTTTAATAAAATCTGGCATAAGAACATAGAACATTGTAGCAATTAAGCACATAATATTGTAGCCGTCTGCATCCGCATCAACTGCAATAGCAACTTTACCATAATTTAATTTCTTGCTATTATATCGACTCTGAATACCGCATCCAAGAGCCATAATAATATCAGAAACTTCTTGATTTTCAAGACATTCATCAAGCGGATGCTTTAATAGATTCTTTACCTTACCACGCACAGCATATAATGCTTCTGTATTAACATCACGCGCAGGCATAAGACCACCAAGAGCAGAATTACCTTCGCACACAATTAGCATAGAATCTTGCCCATGCTTTTCACAATCTTTAAATTTGTCAGAAGAAGTAATTTTTTTCTTTTTATGTTCTGCTTCTTTCTTATCCATATTTAAAACTGCGTTATATTCTTTTTCTGCGGCAGCAGCTGCTTTTTCAATCTTTTTGAACATTTCTACAATGGTATTAAATTCACTATTATATTTAATGTTCATTTCTTTTAAAGCAGAAGTAAAAGCAGTTGTAGCAAGAGTACGTAGAGAAGGATTATTAATTTTAGTTTTAGTCTGATTTGCAAATGAAGGGTTTTCTACTTTACAATTAATTACATAGAATAAATTTTTACGAATATTTTCTCCTTCAAAATTCTGCCCAGATAAACTATTAATAGTTTTTGTAATAGCGGTTTTTGCGCCAGTTACTGGAGTTCCTAATTCAGGACAACGAAGACCATTTACAAAAACATAAGGAGTTTCACGCTTAGTTCCCCATTGAAAAGCAATTTCTACAGTATCTGTTCCATCAGAAGCTGTTCCTGTAATAATATGCTTTTGTAAAGGTTTTTGTACCATTTCTTTTACGAAATCTACAATTCCTTCTTTCGCGCAAAAAGTTTTTGCTTCTTTTCCGCAAGATACAACAAAATCTATTCCAGGATAAAGATAAGAAATATCTTTTATATCAGAACAAATACGCTCGTAAGAATAACCAATTTCTCCATTTGAAAAAACTTCTGGGTCGGGTTTAAAACGAACGTAAGTACCATTAGGGTCTTTTGTAGTTCCTTCTTTATAAGTTTTTAAAACACCTTTTTCAAAAAAAGCACAAGCACACTTACCGTCACGATTACTTTGAACTTCAAATTTTTCTGAAGAAAGACAAGTACAACTTGCGCCTAAACCGTTAAGACCGCTTGAATTTTTATAAGCATTATGGTTAAATTTACCACCAGTATGAGATTGAGTATAAACAGATACTAGTACATTTTCACCATTTTCACGAATGCCAAAAGGAACGCCACGGCCATAATCACGAACCATAACGGCGTTTTCTTTTTCATCCACATCAATTTCAATTCGTTTTCCAAAACCAGCGAGTGCTTCATCAGTGCTATTATTGATAATTTCTTTTAAAGCCTGATAAGTTCCTTCTATATCATCTGATCCTAAATACATTTGTATACGAGTGCGAACACCAGTACGAAAATCAAGACTTTCAATGGAGTTAATGTCATAATTTTGATTCACATTATCCCTCCTTTTTCTATAATTAGTATATCATAAAACAAAAAGAAAGTCAAGCATTGGATACTGACTAATAGCATTTATAAAATTTTACAATATGAAAATCTGAAAGGAAAGGCATCATATCTTCAATAATGATTTTACCTTGCTTCCAATATGGAATTCTAATTAAATTTTTTTCATGTTTTATACACCATTCTTCTTTAATTTTATCTGCCGCTTGACGTTCAGAAAGAGTATTTTTATAAATGCCGGTTTGATAATTTTTATAATGTTGTTCTCCATCAAATTCAATTAAAGTATTAATTTTAGGGCAGTATACATCAAAAAAATAGGGTCTACCATCATCCGTTTTTAAATCATCAAAAGACATTTGAGTACAAAAATTTACTTTTTCTTCCTCTAAAATTTTTCGTCCTTCTTTTGCTAAAAGAGAATCAGTGGCTACTTCTTTATTAGGAGAATGCCATCTATATCCTTCTCTTAAATCAAAACTATAGCGCCAAAATTTTTCGCCAGTTTCATTATCTTGTAATCTAAAAATTTCACCGCGTTTTGGAATACTTTTCCCGGTTTGTTCAATAATTGTACAACCATTATATTGCGCACCAATCTTTAATTCTGTGGGAACTGTAGGCACTTTCCATCTTAAACCACATTGCGGACAAGGTATTGCTTTTTTATCATTAGGATTAAGATAATCAGCGCGAATTGCTTCATCTCCTTCTCTTATATAGCCACATTTAACGCATTGACAACAATAAAATTTATCATTTTTATGACCATTTATTCCATGTTTATTAGGCTCTAAACCTAATATTTTATATTGTTTTCTTGTTTCACCAATTTGAATATCCATTTTCTTTATTCCTTATCTTTTTTATATATCTATTATATTATAAATTAAAAAAGAAGTCAAGTATTACTTGACTTAATTTCAATAAGCAACATGCTCAAAAATCTTCGGTTCTTCTGCTTCAAAAAATCCTTTCTTTCCTTCATCCCAAAGAAAATATAAACGATGTTCTGTTAAAGTAGAATTATATAGTCCAGGAAAACGACAAAGAATAAATCCTGCATGATAAATTGTTTCTTGAATATCAGCCCAATTTTCATTCATTGCTTTAATTGCAGTATCAAGATTATAATAAAATCCCATGTGACTTATACAACCTGTATCAGGGAGTCCTGAATGAACTTCTCCTTCTGGTTTATGATAAATTAGTTCTTTATTTGAATATTCAAAAACAGCAATTTCAAAAATAGGAATTGGTTTTGTTCCATCTTTATAAGTATATTTTTCTTGATACCATTTAATATAATCTTGAATTTCTTGATATTTAGACATTAATTTTTCCACTCCATTAAAACTTCTGATTTATATGCTGTGTCAATACAATTATCTGCACGGCAATCTAACTTACATAAACTTTCTACATGTGGACCGCTATCTTCAAAATTTTCTTTTGCTTCTTCTAAAGAAATATTTAAATCATTCATATAATATTGA